AAGCATACCAACTGACCAAACATAATAACCTGTTCTACCTTCTTTTTCAGTATCAAGTGTATATGTACCATTATATCTATTCACTTCAACTACAGTAGCTTCCATTCCACAATATTTTGCCATTGAAGGATTGAAGTACATTGTAGAACCACCATTAAATTTTTCAGCGTCATAATGACCTTCAGTTAATCCTTGCTTAATGCGAACTTTATCTCCAACTTTATATTTGTAGTCTTCAATTTCTCGAATATCACTAGGGTCTTTAACTTTTACTTCTTCTCTTTCTACTTCTGCAACAAATTCTTCGACTAGTTCTGCGAAACCTACTTCATCTTCTTCAGATGGTGTTTCTTCTACTTCAACTGGCTTAACAACTTTACCAACAAACATTCCTGTTGACCAGTAATTATCTTCATCATCTAAATTAATATCAAAGTCACCATCTTCATAATTATCTGTGATAATTGCAAGTTTTCCTTGATATTGTAGCATATCTTCATCTACTTCAGCGTTTTCTCCATCATAAGATTCGCCAACCTCTAAGTCTGTTCGAATTAAGACTAAATCGCCAATTTCAAGGTCTTCATGATTTTCGATTGGTACTACTTTACCAACAAACATACCATCTGTAAAAGTCCAACACATTTCTTTTACTTTGTAATTTCCTTTATCAGTGATATATTTGATTGTTAATATTTTCCCTTTGCTATCAGCCATTTCACGAACCACTTTAACAGCACTTTCTTGTGGTGTAACAATTTCGCTTCCAATGTACTCTTGTGCGTATTCTAAATCCTCACGCACCAATACTCTATCATGTGAACTATATAAGTTTGTCATAAATAAATTCCTCCAATTTTGGTTTAACTATAATATTAATCTATATAAACAAGTCACACTGTAAGGGTGCAATCTTGGAATTGTAACTCAATAAAACTGACCTTTTATTTAGTTTTTTATCACATTTAAATCATAACATATCCAGTATTTTACTGTCAATACTTTATTTAGCACTTATTTCACTTAATTTTTACTAGTATACTCTGCTCTACCTTCCAGATATCCAAATAAACGGATAAGTATTGCTCCAATCACAATTAGAAAGTCATATTTTTCAAATCTAGCACCTGTTAAAATCAGTAGAAATGCCAACACAGAAAGAAACCCATATCTCAAACTCAATAAAATTTTCATTTCATTTACTCTCCTTTATGGTCATCATGGTCATGACCCCATTTTCCTAAAATTAATCCAGTATAGATTGAAAACAAACCAAAAATCAAATTCTCTATTGGAGGTGTAAGCACTCGCCAATCGAATGTGTAAGTTGCTACAACGCCCCAAAATCCTAATAAAGCTACCACTAGATGGATAACTCCTTCCAATGTGTTTAAAATCGCTATAAACTTAATTAAATACTTCTTCATTAATTCACAACCTTACCTAACATGTTGATGATTTCTTTGATTGTATAATACTCTGGATTGAACACCTTAAACAGACTAGGAACTAAACCTTGTGTAATAATCAATGCACTAATAACACCAACCACCAAGAAACCCATTCCTCTAGCAAACCAAATGCTTTCTAAATCTCTTTCTCCCCATCTGTCTTTGATGTTTTTAGTATTAACCCACAATATAATGTAAGCTACTGTTAGCAGTAATACAAAGAATACATAAACACTTGACCAAACTACACCTTCAAAAAATATTTGCTTAGTATAAACTTCATATACATGCTCACTTGCCACACCTAATTGATGTGCCATTTTACCTATTACTACACCAATTTGGTCAACCCAACCACTAGATTTTTCCCAAATTTTTTCAGATAATTTCGTCTGGTTGCTCACTATCTTGTCCTCCAACTTTTATGTATCTAAACGCTTCAATTTCAGAAACCTTAACAGCCAACCCTTGATTATCGTAAATATATCCTTTTGTATGTTTAAGTGTTTCTAAAGTTTCTAACATATTTTGGTCTGTGCTAAGTAAATAATCATTACCAGATTTAGTAGTGATTTTAACCATACTTCCAGTAGCACTAAAAGTTTGTACAAATCCTTCTTCTACTTTTTTCTTCTTCTTAAAGAATCCCATTACTGCAACAACCCTTCTCTATTGTATTCTGATACACAATCTGACAACACAACAATATCTGCGTCTTGATAAGGATTAACAATGATTGTCATTCCTTGATATTCACTAGGTAGTACAGAACAACCTTGAGCAAATACTTCATAAGCTTTAGTACTCATGGATATAAACATTGGCTTGATTTTGTTGTGTTGTAATTGTTCCACTTGGTCTTGAATATTTTGCTCAATAATCATTTCGCTCTCCTTTGAATACTTTATTTGGCACTACTTAATAATAAAATAGATACCGTTTATTGTCAACAACTAATTAAAGATTTTCCTAAATAATTTCTTAAAGAATCCTTTATCAGAATCTTCTTCCACTTCTTCTTTAGATTCCTCACTGCTCTTTTTGTCATCTTCAACACATTCCTCTACATTAACTTCTGAATTAAAATGTTTCTCATAGATTGCTTCAGCTTTCTCTAATACTTCTAATCTAATATTTTCAAATTCTTCTTCATCTAATGGTAATTCTTCGACAATTATCCCTGTATAATAATGCATTGTATCTTGAATAGGTTCATAATGTCTACTAGTAATCTGTACAAGAATTTTATCCTTACCTAAAATATTATTAAATTCAACATAATCATTTTCTTTGTTTACATGACCTCTGTGAGTTTGATAGATTATAACATTCTCAACAAACGTATCTGATGTTGAAAATAATCGACCAATGTTACTACATCTTGCTTTCAATGCAACAATACAAGATTCTAATTTAACCCTACAATCTCTATAATAATATGAACTTTTATGATTATTAGATAACATATAATCAATGCCTTGCAACTCATATTTTGAAAAATGTACCTTCTTCTGCTTCTTTACTCCATAATATATATGTTTCATGCTGTTTGCTCTCCAAAACCTTTAGCAATACGCTTTAATGTGCGATAATGTTTCGCAACTGCTTTGCGTAGATTTTGCTTAAAAGTAGTTTCTTTATCATATTGATTCTTAAATGGATATGGAACACCATGTGGCTCATATAGATTTGTTCTCCATACAGCTAAAACTTCTCCACGCTTGTCAACATAAACATTAATATCAAAATATCGTACAACATAATCGCCTAAACCAACTGTATAAAGAACTTTACCCATTACTACTGCTCTTAAAATCTTATAAGTAGTTCTGCGAATACCTTCTTTTTTCTTGCAATAAGTGTTCCATTGATTAATTGCATTAATATTTACCTTCATGTTTATTCCCTCCATTATTGTTGATGTGTTCCTGCTTTATAGCGAATTGATAGACCAATATCTTCAATCATAGTCTTTAAATCTTCTACAGTAACAAACTTACCACCAATTTTCTCAAATAGAACATCAATAGCTTTTGGCTTCTCAACATGTTCTTTTGGCTCACTGATTAGTGTGTATCTGAAAACACCATTACCTAAATGCTCCTTATCAATCTTGTATCCTTGCTCATATAAAGCACCTAAATACCCACCATAACGTAATGCAAACTTAGATAAGTCAACATTTGTAATACCCCTAGAGCCTGCTTGCTTTAATGCAAATAGTATTTCTGAACGCTTACCTGTGATTCTGTCATTTGACATTTTGATACCCTCCATTGTCATCATACTTTGCAGTATCCACTTTATAAAATCCAAAGTTGATAGATACAATTTTACCATTTGTAATAACTGCAACTCTTTCAAGTTTAGTTAAGTATTCAATTTCTGCTTCTGAAAGCGTAGTATTTATCTTCATATTCCAGTGATAGTCAAACATTCTAAATTTAGTAAGAATGCCATCTTCAATAACTATATTAGCTTGTGTTCTTATTATGTGATTATTATTCAAAGCGCTTTCACCAACCTATTAATATTCAACTGTGAATACTTCACCATTTTCATCAGTATATTCAACAATTACTTCCTTTAAGGAGTGACAGAAACCATCCCAACCATTGAAAGGAATCTCTAAATCATATTCATTTGAATAAGTTTGTAATTGATAATGACCACTATGACCCTTTAAATCTATAAGACCATCAATTACATATTCTTCAAAATCTTCTTTAGTATATGTAGCATTTGTAGTGATATAATCACCATCATTTGAATCTGCAACAATAGTAACCTTAAACTTATTTAAATCTTTTGGTTGTTTCTTGACTAAATTATATTTACCCATTTTATTTCCCCCAAATTAAATATTGATGAATAATAAGACATGAAAGCAAACCTAACATAATGATAAACATGTATCCTGTTAGCTTGCTGACAAATCTTTCAAATTTAATATCCATTATCTTCACCCTTTTCTAAAAAATAAAGGGTAAGTACTATTTTATTTGGCACTTACCCTTTATGAAAATTACGCAGAAAGAATCGTATTAACTAATGCTATTGCTTTTGTTAAATCTTCTACTTCATATTTCTTATAATTTAATGACCCAATTTGAGCCTTTAATTCTGCTTTAAGCTTTTCAGTTTGCTCTTTTGACATACCTTTGATAGCTTCATCAATTTGAGCAACTAATGATTCTGGTGAATCTGCTTGTTTTTCTGCTTGAATATAATCTTTTACCTTTTCTTCACGCTCTTGCTCTTGCTCTACTTTCGCTTGAGCAACTGCTTTAGTGTCACCATCATAAGAAGCTAATACTGCTTTCTCAAATGTTTGAACAAATAAGTCTACATCATATTCAATCTTATCTGGCACATTCTCAAAGCGTGAGCCTGCTTCGATATCACCATCACTTCGGAAGTGAATATAGCGATTCTCTAATACAGAACCATTGCTTACTTCTTTGTTAATAGAGATGTAGATGATAAAATCTGACATATTTACAAACAGATTCTTAGCTTTTTCTGGAAGTGTAACAGTGGTTTTATCGAATGTTTGACCATTCTTTAACTCAATCTTCTTCTCTTTATCATGTGTAATAGCGAAGATTCCTAATCCAATGCTTTGTAATCGTTTGATTTGCTTGTCAACTTCATCTGCTACCATTTGATAGCCTGCTCCCCAAGCAATATCGCCAATCGCCTTAATCTTAGCGTCTTTCTTAGCAATACGCTCACGCTTAACTACGAATTCTGTAGCATACTGATATAAGTAATCTAAAGTATCTAAACCAATCCATTTGTATGTGATTTGTTCTCTATGCTCAACCAATTGGTCTACTAAAGCAATAAAGTCTTTCCACTCATTAATTGATACTGCATGGATACCATTTAAGGCTTTGTAACCTTCCTCAAACGCTACTAATAAAGCTTTATCAAGTCCACCAATATATTCAGATTGTGCTAGTTTATAGAACAGAGTTGTCTTCCCTGCTTTACCCACACCATAACATAGGATAAAATATTCAGATAAGATAGCTTTCGGTTGATTTGGTTGAATATTAAGTATATTAATCATTAATAAATTTCCCCTTTATATTTGAATTTATATATAAGGGGTACTACATCTTGTTTAGCACCCCTAGAATTAATAGGTTTAACTAAACAAGATTAGCTGAATGGTAAATCTTCAATTTCTTCTTCATCTTCATCAGAGAAGTCATCTCCACCAGAGCCTTTTACATCTCCATTGAATGCGTCTTCTTCTTCAGAAACGAAGTCTTCTTCATTGTATTTCTTTTGCTCATAAGAAGCTGAATCTACTGAAGTAACTTGTAGTTCTTGAACATAATTAGTAATGTATGATGTTTCGAAATCGTTTTTGATTTCGTCATCTCCACCCCAATCATCTCCATCATCCACAGAACCCTCAACAGGCGCTTCCTCACGAATTGAAGAATTGATGATTAAGCCATATACTTTAATAAAATCACCAAATGATAAGCGTTTCGCCATGTTGTTAGCAAGCTTTGGATATTTCTCACCATCAACTGTAAATGTAGCATTTACTGATTCGCCACCATATTTGATAACTTTAGCATTAATGATTAATTTCTTAGTTTCTTCATCAACCATAGTTTCAGTTACTACGATTTCTTGTTCGAATTGAGATACTTCTTTAAAGTCCTCTGCTCCGAAGTTTAATTCTTCATCAATCTTAGTAATAGATTTAATGATGAATTTTTGTGATTCTTTCACTTGACCTTGTTGGTTTTGGTACTCTTGGAAGTCAATTTCTCCATTAATGCGTACTACATCACCATCAGTTAAATTAGTATGAATATAGTCAATTGCGTCAAATTCTACTTGCACTTGACGAAGTTTTTTACCATCAGTACCATCTTCAATGAACATGTTTACACCCATCACTTTGAAATCTCCATGATTATCAGAGCGATTCGCCCAATTAATCTTCTTAGATTCCTTAGCTTTTTGACTATAAGCATATACATGTTCTCTTTCCATTCCAAATAGTTCTACTTTCACTCGATTAATTGGTGAAGTTTCTACGAAGAATGAGATAGTCTTGAAAGGCTTGTCTGATTTAGTAAAACCTTCCTTGAATGCGTTTTCGTTCTTAATGCCTTTAACAAATCCAGTTAATTTAATTTTTCCTTTAGTCTGCTCAAGTGTTGTTGCCATGTAAACATCTCTCCATTATAATGTATAAATTTAGTTGCCCCAACCTTCTGCAACCATATGATTGAGCCTAAAGCCTATTTGCCCAATCCCTTTATGTTATGAGAGTTTTTATGTTTTATTGGCTTTTCATGTTTTAAATGTTATATATTTTATTTGGCACTTACTTTGCTGAAAGAAAGCTAAAGCAATCCTTCAACAATATTAAGTGTAAACCACTTTGTCAAAAGTGTCAAGCACTTTTTATGAAATTTTTTCAACCTCATAATTATGTAGTGCAATCAACTTAATTGCTTGAAAAGGATTGTACATTTTGTACTCTACCAATTTATCATATAAAAATTCGAGTGTCAACCCATTTTCTAAAATTTGTTCTACTTTATTTAGTAGAACCGTATTCATTTTTGTCTTTAAAACATTTTCCACAGCTTCCTGTGTATTTCCCTCTTGGCAGTCACTTACAAACTGCTCTTTCGAAGGAATAGACTGTTTTAAATGCATGATATACATGTGAACTAATTGTAAGTTCCCTCTAAATTTACCATCATTTTCTAGAATGAAATTCTGGAAATCTGATAACTCACTTTCGTTAGTAACTACCGTTTGAATGTCCTTTAACAACTTACCCTTCAACCCTAGTTCGACTAAAAAACTATTAACTTTGTTACTCAACTTACTTTTCCCCTCTCTGGTAACGCCTTAAAAATTTGTCTTTATATTTATATTTCCCTCTTGAAATGAAACTATGGAATCGCTACCAATCTAGCGATTTCTCTACGTTATAATATTATAACATAGGCTTTTGTCGCTAGGTAGAATACGATACTTAAATTTATATTAAGCATTGCTTAATCATTAGTTAAGTTTTACTTACATTAATGTAAGTAAAACTTAATTCAGAATCAAGTGATACTAAATATTAAAAAAATTTAAGAAGTATATCATTTACTCTTTAATTATAATTTATTACCATAATAATAGTCAATAAATATTTATACAATTTCGACATAAAATATTAAGAACTTTGTCATAAATTTGACACGATTCGTCACGAATTTGTAATATACCATATTATTCCAGTTAGTTTCTTCGACAATTGCTACGTTTCGACTTCATGATTCGACAAAGTTTCGGCAAAAAAAATTAGTGAGAAAAGGATATAGTTCTATATCAGTATAATGATTGATATAAAGCCATATACTTTTCCCACTAAGGTCATTGTATATTTATTCAAGATATATATTCAGAATATACAATAAAAAACCTTTTAACTTTAACATTATTCATTACATAACCCCCATTTCATGTGCATATACTTCTCTAACTGTTTCTTCATTTAAAAAGTCTTTTAATGACCACTTGTATTTCATTCCATATTTTTTACAAATCGCTTCTATATTAGTTCTGTCTAATGTACCATTATTATCCAATATTTTCTTTGCTTCATATAACATTCCACTACGCACTATATTTTTCGTTGTTAAAATATCTTGATATTCTTCAAATTCTTCTAATGATTTTATCATTTCTAATCTATTGTATACTGTATAATGACTTACTGCTTTATCAATTCCATCTTTATTAGTTGCTGTTGGTTTCAATATGTAACTAGATGATGGAAGTGATACCACATCTTTAATATTGTCAGAATAATCTACTTGTCCATTGCGCTTATAGTATTCTACTTCAGTGTGTGCTAGTAAAGCTAAATCTAATGTTCTCTTATCTGCTTTAAAAGGTCTTTGATTTCCTTTTGAATCTATTAATATCAATTCATTATCATTTTCTAACGCAAAGTCTACTTGATTTCTAGTTAATGATGTAAGTTCTGATACTTGAGAGCCTTGAATACCATCAAATAATGCTTGAATTATAAATGAATCTTGAGCATTTACAAGTGTGAAAATAATTGCTTCAATCTCACCTTTTGATAAATATAAGCTATTCTGATTTTCTACGAAGTTGGCAAAATATTCTTGATTTCTTTTTAAAGGATTAATATCTAATTTTGAGTATGCTTTATCCATACCCCATTGAATATAACTAGAAATAACATTGCAATATGTTCTTGCAGATTGCTTTGTTTTAGGTTTAATGTACTGCTTAATAAAGTATTCTATCATGTCATTATCAAAATTGTATAAATTCTCATTATATTTAGTTTCTATCGGCATTGATTTCTTAAATATTCTTTTATACACTTCTTTAGTATCATTGTTTTCAAATTGTTCTAAAAATTCTGTCTTTATCTCGTTATCGAAAAACACCTTATCCACTCATATCCTCTCCTAAGTTATTAGTTAATACCCCTTCTTTTTTTGGCAATTATACACTTGCAAGTTCATTATACCAACTTTCAGTATAAAAGTAAAGAAAGAAAATAGGGTATCACTTAGGATACCCTATCGGATTAGGCTTTAACAACTTCGGCTTTGCCAGTTTGAGCGTTTGGCTTTCCTGTAGCTTGACCAGTTGCGTTTACCCCTTTCTCATTGACTTCATTTGTTTTTGCGTTTTTAGCAGTTTCTTCAATGTTCTTTAAATATTCTTCAAAGTCCATACCCATTTCGAATAAGCGAATTAATACATTGTCTTTCTTAGATGAACCAGATTGGCAAGATTGACCATAATCAGATTCAACACTGTAGTTAGTGATTAAGAAGTTTCTGATAAACTCACCAAAGATGTTAGGCTTAACTTTTAATTCCATTGCTTTTTGAGCAGTGAAGAAAATCATTGGAACATGAATCTTTTTAAGTGCTTTAGTACGCTCTGAATAATCAAAGCTTGCAACAGCCATATTTAAATAGTGAGAAGTTAGTTCGAACTTCTTAATTAATTCATCTGCTAATACTTGTTTTGTTTCTTTTAAGCGTAATACATAATCAGAGATTTGAGTAGAACCAAAGCCTTTGATATTGTCTTTACCTTCATCTAATAGCATTGCGATTTGAAGGATAATTTCTTGGTCAACAAAGCGATTTCTAGCTTTTCCAGTTAATGCGATATCATCTGCGAAGAACTCTAATTCTGCAATGTAGTTGATTTGTTCAATTAATTCAGAGTGCATTGCTCTTGTTAATTCGATTTTCGATAACGCTGAACCACTGTTCCAACGCACAAATAATTGGTCAACTTCTTCTTCAGACATGTGTTTTAACTTTACAAGAGTAAGTGTTTCAGATTGAATTTCATCTCTCATATCTTCTTGTAGGTCTGCAAATTTATGACCTTTAATTTCATGACCAAACACAGCAGGAGTTTTCTTAGATAATGCCCACTCACCATTTAAGAATGAGATGATAGTAGTTAAGCGTTGCTTTCCATCTAAGAACCATAAGTTATCATCATCAGTTTCTTGCACCATTACAGGTGGTACTGGATATCCATATAAGATAGAGTGAATTAGCATTGATTTTTGGTCAAGTGACCATACTTCATTTCGTTGGATTGCTAAGTCAAAGCGTAATTTATCTTTTAATTTGAATAATTGTTTAATTGTGTAGTTCTTGTTAGATTTGTCAATTCTAGTTGCTCTTGCGAATGGGATTAGTGTTTTTTCTTCACTATCTTTTGTACCTTTTGGTTTGTTGTCTGCTTTGTTGTCTGCTTTTGCATTGCTTGGTTTTGCTTCTGCATTTGGTGTGTCATTCTTAGGTGTTTCTGCTTTAGCTGAAGGTGTAGCACCTTTATCTTCTGCTTTCACATCAGTTTTAACTTCATTTTTAACATCTGTTTTAACTTCTGGCTTGCTTTCTGCTTTCACATCTGTTTTAGTTGTATCTGCTTTAGTTACAGTTGGTTCTGCTTTAGGTGATACAGTATTTGGTGTAGTGGCAGTATCTTGACCTTTAACTTCAGTTGGTTTAGGTGTTGGTGTTGCTAAAACATTTGTTGGTGTAGTAGGTTGACCTTTAACTTCATTCTTAACTTCATTTTTTCCATCATTTTTAACATTTTTCACATCTGTCACTCCTTTAGCGTTTGTGTTGTTTTTGTTTCCTTCTAATACTTTTGCCATTTTAATTTTCCTCTTTTCATTTTATAATTTTTTTGTTTGTTTTTCAATTCATAAATATTGTACAGATTAAAGCGATAAATATAATCAGTAAGTAAAATTTTACTATTGTGTTTGTTAGTGGTATTCCACTCAATCTTCTATGCCATTTGTGTATAGGACTAAGCTTATCCCAATCATTTGGCTTCCAAAGATATTTTGGTTTATCATTCATGTTGTAAAATTCCCTTCCACATTAAACATTATAGCACAGTTTTTTATTTTGCATACATAAAATTGTGAAATAATGTTCGACATTATTCGTGGAGGTCATCATCAAAATCATCTTCAGATTCTTCATCTTTAAACCAACCAATACATGCTCCATCTCCCTCTTGACTACCATAATAGTATCCTTTAGGTGAGATTTCCATAAAGTAGTTAAATACATCTTCATTCCAAATTTCATTTGCTTCTTGTTCTTTATCTTGCGGTATGCTTGCTTCTCCATAGTATTGTTTAGCAAACAATCCTTCGTCAATGAAACCATCTACATCAAACACTGAAAGTATTTCTTTTCTAAGCTTGTCATTCAATTCGTTGTTCTTTAAGAAATCATATGCTTTAGGTAAAAGATGTTGGAGATTTAAAGTTCCATCTGAAAGAACAAAACCTTCATTATTAATAACAAATTCATGAAACTCATTAATTGCTTCATTTTTTTCTTCCATTTAACTTCCCCCTTCTATTTATAACTACTTATCAATTTGTAATTTGTGTGCAAATTGTTAATTAAAAGTTTACGGTGCAAGCAAATAAAAATCACCAAGATATTCTCGTTTGTATTGTTCCATGACGCTAGGGTGAATCCTACGAGCAACCTTAAAAATTTCATGTTCATCTATTTCTAAAAATCCTGCTATCCTTAATAATAATTCATCATTAGGTTCATTGACACCATTGATAACACCACTAAACCAAGTACCACTAACATTCAATACTTCTTTAGCCATATAGTTTCTAGATAGCTTTCTACCCATCTTGATTTTACCATTGCGCTTTAATTCAGCTTCTTTTTCAACCATTTTTCTTTCGATATACTTACCTAGTTCTTCTTTAATGATATTTGTC